ATTAATGCAGTGAAGTCTGATGATGATTGAGAGGTAAATAATTCCGGTACAGTTACCTCCAATGCATCGGCTATTTGGATTAATCTTTTGAGAGGAGGATTACCGCTATCTGAAATAGCAATTGAGAAACCTGTTTCAGTCATACCTAACTTTTCAGCAACTTCTTTGCTCGTAGTTTTCTTTTCTTTTATAATTTCTTTAACTCGTAGTTTATTTTCCATATCTGCATATATTTAAATACAAATTTAATATAAATCTGCAAATCAAACTGTCAATTGGATATATTATATTTATTTAACATCACAAAGTGTGCTATAATCAAATTATCATTTACATTTGCGTCATACTATTTAAACATCATTTAAATTATACAGATATGGCACAACTAACAACAGCGATTAAATTACAACCTGAAGAGATTCCAAATTTATACCGTGACAAAATGATGGATACTACTTTGGGAGATTTCAAGAAAAGGCTAAAGAGCTTACTTGATTTGATTGACAGTGAAGATGAACAGATGCCTGTTCGTATGATGATTGAACAGAGATATCGTGAAAACAGCATATCCTGCTGGACTGGAGAGGCATTTATAAGATTTACAATTGATAAAGATAGGAGGTTTTAATAATGGATAACAAAAATAGCACACCTATACTGGTGAACAACCCTTACATGAATGTTTTGATGAACGTTGAACCACTATTTAAGTTGATAAATACTTATAGTATTGATGATTGTATTGCGATTGCAGACAGAAGCATAAAGCTTGCAGCTTTGGCTTCAGAATCTGAATGGACCACTGAATATGAGCGAAAAGAATCTTTAGTATTCTTTTATGAAATAAGAGATCTGTTTTTATCTATTAAAGAGTGCCAGATATCATTACCGAAATGATAATAGATCTGATAATATTAATAATCATCTGCATATTGATCTTAAGCTTATGTATTTATATCGGTTATGAATTCGGAAGAGCAAAAGAAATTAGCAGATATACGAATAAGTTGAATAGTAAGTTGAATAGTAATTTTAATAATAAACATTATGATAGTAGAAGAAAAAACCTTTGATGCTAAGATAGAACAGGTGCAGCTTGAATTGCTAATGTACGATGAGTTCTATCGATTAATATGGGAAGCAAAAAGCATTGGCTATAGAAAAGCTATGAGATGGCGAGATCTGCGAGAGGAAAAGCCTCAATTTATTAAAGGAAAAGATTTAACACTATTGATAAAGGATGATAATTGTATTTGGCTGGGCGACTTTATGGATGAAGCTCATTTCAATTTCAACACGAAAGATCGCGGTATTATATTTTGGCGACCTATTGAATGAATAGAATAAAATTTTCCTTATTCTAATAAACACATCTTTTTTTAGAACACTCACCAACACGGTGGGTGTTTTTTTGTCCTTTTTTCTAGGCTGTTAACCGGCTAAATTTGAAATAAAAACATGGATTTGTACGAAGCAATAAGCGAAATGAGAAGATTGAGCAAAAAAGGTGAATCATTTTCATTCTCATTTATGACATATTCGGCAACGAAGCGCAAAAGTCATGGCATTAGTGAAGTGAGGCGTGCAAGGCTGGCACCTCAGGATCCTAATAGTAAGCATCCATACAAGGACTATATGTTGCAATATCTTGACCTTGACACAAACGAGGTGAAACGTTGCTATCAGCCACTACTGATGGAATTTAACGGTGAAAAACTTGAATTGAACTAAATATTTATTTTATGAGCGATAAAAAAACAAAACATATTGCCGGCATTGGTTTCACAAAGGCTAAAGCTGGTCTTTATGCAATTTCAGGGATGGATTTGAATACTACTTCAATCCACGCGCCAGGCAAAACGATGGTAGGTGATTGGGAGCAGGATCCGGTGATATATGGTGGTGTCAAGATGGTTCCTTATGGCTACAACAACAACATGCCGGCCGAAATGCGTGAACTGCTTGAAAAGAACAACCTTGGCCCCGGCATTCTCTCTCGCAAACTGGGCTTGCAATACGGACAGGGGCCATATCTCTATCAACTATCTCTTGAAAATAATGAGATAAACAAGACTTGGATAGAAGATAAGGAGATTCAGGCATGGCTAGATAGCTGGGATTACAAACAGTATGTGCGCGATGCTCTTATAGAGTTTAATCATGGCAATGGTTTTTTTGCAAAGTATTTCTCGGCACGTAGTCGAAGGCTTGGAAAAGCATTTATTTCACGCATCCAGGCATTGCACTCTACTGATTGCCGCATGGCTTATCCTGGAAAAGATAAATCGCTTGAGGATGTTGAGAATTTCTACGTTGGCAATTTTGAGAGCAATTATCCGAAGAAGCTTGAGATATACCCTCGCTTTATAGCAAATGATCCTTCCAGGTATCCGGTTGCTATTGATTATCACTCAATGCGCTCTTGGGGACATAAATATTACAGTGTTGCATCATTCCTTGGTGCTGTACCTTGGGTGAAGCGTGCAAACGATCTGCCTGAGATCATTGAATACCTTACTGAGAACATGATTGCTGCTGCCTACCATGTGCATGTGCCGAAAGAGTACTGGGATGAGAAGTATGATAAGCTCATTCAGCTATATCCTGAGGCATCTGAAGCGGAGCTTGAAAGAAAGATGCAAAAGCTAAGGGATGATCTTACAGAAACAATTGCAAAGGTTCTCTCAGGTAAGAAAAATACAGGAAAGTTCCTTGAGAGTATTGATTTTACCGATGACAGTGGTAACAGATGCTCCTGGAAGGTGGAGCAGATTGAAATGAACATTGATAAGTTCATTGAAGCTCAGAGCAAGATCTCCAATATTGCCGACAGTAGTACAACATCGGGATTTGGGCTTAATCCGGCATTGGCAAACATCATAATTGGTGGTAAGGGTGACAGTGGCAGCCAGATGATTTATGCTCTTAAAATATTCTATGCAGCAGACACTCAAATTGCAGAAGATGTGGTTTTTGAGCCTATTAACCGTGCCTTGAAGATTAATTTCCCTGGTAAAAATATTGCAATGGGATTGTACCGTAAGGCGGTTAATAAAGAGAATAATGTAACTGCAAGTGATCGCATGACTAACAACATTTAAACCGTTTGACTATGATTTTCAATAAGGATAACAGAGGTAATGAGGAGCTGAGAAGGCTCACCGGTAACTACTATGCGAATAATGATTTTGACAAAATTAGTCAAGACATTATCCTGGCTGAAGAGGAGTTGATTAAGATTATTGGTACTGCTGTATATGATAGGGCAAAGGCTTTTTACGACATGTCTGATGAAGATCAGGAATGAGCGTGTGCAAATGCCTATTGCCATTTATGCCACATTTATGATGTACCGAAAGAATGATATCAGCCATGAATCGAGCGGCAGGAAATTTAAAATAGATCCTGAAAATGAAAAATTGCCTTGGCAATGGCAGCTCGATCGCGATGATGAAATACAGCTTGAGAGTTATTACCGGAGTATTGATAGACTTATCGATTGGATGGACGAGAAGGAGCTTGAAGAGTGGATGAATACCGATACAAAGAAAGCTATGAGTAAACAGCTGATGAAGTCGGCAACGTTGTTTAATGAGTACTACCCTATCGACCGCTCAAGCCGATTTTTCGTAATGGTTGCACCTTTTGTACGCGAAGTGGAGCGCAAATATATTCGCCCGGCTCTTGGAAAAGAATTATTTGGAAAATATACCGGAGCCATTTCTGACCCGCCATTGACTGAAGCTGAAGTGGAGCTAAAAGAGTGGATCTATCCGGCAATACCACTTCTAACAATGAGCATTGCATTCAGGCGCATGCCTCTTGCATTGATCCCATTTGGCGTTGTTCGCAACTATAGCAGTCAGAGCCATACAATGAATAGCAATAATCCTGCAAGCATTGATGATATTTTTGAGATTGCACGTGATCTTGAAAAACAGGGTATGAAAGCTATTACTGAGTTTAAAAATGAGCGTGCCGGCAGTGATACTCAGTATACGCTTCTACCTAATAATAGTGTGAAAAATAAATATATGAAGGTATGACAGTGATATTAGATCCTCCATCGTGGTGGGGCAAAATTCAGAATATTCCTGAGATAAGTCTCAGCAGTATGTTTCCGGATTTATTTGCAAACCCTGTCACTTCTGCTCAGAATTTTTCAATCCAGGATTCAAGCGGTACTACAATATTAAGTGAAATCTACAAGCCTTTTAATGATGAGATAAAGATAAAAGGACTCAAGGAGGTTCTATCGATGTATCTGAGGAGGAAAAATCAGAATCTTATTATTGGAGGTGCAAACACTCAGATAATGGAGAAATTTACCTTCACCCTGGGAAGCGACAGCAAACAAAGTGATGTGATCTATTGTCGCATGAAATCAAATATTCCGGCAGCCAAACTTAAAGGTGAATTTTTTCTAACTACACAGCATCTGAAGAAAGTCACAATGCCTCAGGTAAAGGAATTTCTTACATTTTATTTCCCGAATACCGGTACAAAGGTAAGTGCAAAGATGTATTACTACAATAGTAGTGGCCAGATAATAAGCACTAACTATGTGTCGATAGAGAGTGGAAAAACTGGCTTTTATGCTTTTGACACATCTTTTTCCAGGATTAAAAGTTATTTCCCAAACATACCGGCTGACAGGTGTCTGTTTTATCGCGTGGGAAATGATAGTTATAATTTGGAATATCTAATCGACAGGTCATCATATCCAAATTTAACTCAGTTTGTGTATATGAACAATTTTGGAGTACCGGAGACACTACTCGTTAGGGGTGAAGTAATTCAGAATGTTGATGCAAAGTTTAGTGAAGGTAAGATTCAGCGGGTATCACATAAATGGAATTTGAAAGAAAATGAATCTTTTGAAGCTAGTACCGGTAAGATTTTCTTTCGCGACGAGTACCTGATGTGGAGAGATCTGTTCATGAGTCCCGACGTGTATATATACGTGAATGGCACACCTCGCAAGGTGTTTGTAACAGAATCGAAAAACAGCATAAACCGGTTGAAGGGAATAAACAAGTCGCTTACATTCTCATTCAGGTTTGCCGAAGAAAATGACACCTGGGATTATATGAGATATCTGGAATGGATTCTTGAGCATGGTGTTTGGAATGATGAAGGCATTTGGCTTGATAGTGGAAGGTGGAATGATAATGTACTTTAAAAAGAAATGGCAGAAGTAAGCAAAGATGATATTAAATTTATTTTCCAGGAGAAAGTTTTAAAAGAACATGGTGATTTTCTTAAAGATCTTTTCCAAGAAAGTATCAAAGAGAAAAAACTAATTGTTACCGGAGAACTTCTTAATAGCATTGATTTTGATGTTATTAAGAAAGGTGATAATTATGAGCTTAACTTCTCTTTCTATGATTACGGTAGGTTTATTGAAATTAACCGAAACAAAAGAAAGCGCGCTTCTAAATTTGACTCAAACACCAATCGTGATATTTGGGGTATTAAGGAAAACACAATGAAAAGAAGGAGACTGACTGATTGGTACACCCGCAATTCTTATGGTGCATTAAACAGACTTATTGGTGTTCTAATGTACGAATTTACTGATGAAGAGGTTGCACGCATTAAGAAACAGATTTCAAAAAAAATTAATATAACTATTTAGCTATGGCTTTACGAGTAGATAGAATGCAGCTGCAGATGGCTATTGATAATGACCCTGCAAGAAAAAAAATACATGAAATAGATAAACAAATTGCAGATCTTAATAAAGGATTAAAAGGATTGCATAAAAATAGCACAGAGTATGCTAATACTAAGTCCAAAATAAAAGAACTTCGTGCTGAGCAGGATAAGGTCAGGGATTCCATCGGGATTACAAACATGACCATGAAGGAGCTTGTTAAAACTCAAAAGAGCCTGAACGTTATTTTAAGACAGTTAAGACCCGGAACAAAAGAATATGAAGATCTGGAAAAGCAAGTTGCTGAAGTTAACACACGTATAAAAGAACTAAGAAGTAATTCAAGAGAAACTCAGAAGCAACTAGAAAAGCCTTTAAGTGGCAAAGGTGGTTTTCTTACAGTTTTAAAAGGTGTGTTTGCTGGCAATTTGCTAACAAAAGGTGCAATGATGTTGGCTAATTTAGCCGGCAAAGCACGTGAGTTTGTTCGCGAAGGTGTTGAAATGGCAGCTGCAGCTGAAGGTATTGAGAATGCTTTTTTTAGGATCTCGAATAGAGATTACTTAAATGATTTGAGAAGACAAACAAGAGGTTTAGTCTCTGATTTTACTTTAATGCAATCGGCTGTAAGAGCTGAGAACTTTGATATACCTTTAACCCAGCTGGGCACGTTACTTCAGTTTGCTCAAAATAGAGCGCGCGACACTGGTGAAAGTGTAGAATATCTAACACAATCTATTATTGATGGTATTGGTAGGAAGTCTCCTTTAATTCTTGACAACCTTGGTATTTCTGTTGTAAGGATTCAGGAAGAAGTGAAGAAAACAGGCGATTTTGCCACCGCAGTTGGTAATATTGTTGAAGAAGAGATGTCTAAAGCTGGTGAAGTTATTGACACTGCAGCAGATGCAGCAACACGCAAAAAAGTAGCTTGGGAGAACCTTCAGCTTGCTGTTGGTAATTTCTTTGTGAATTTTAAAAGTGGGTGGGATGGTTTTACTACACGTTTTGCTGAAGGGTTGACAAGATTGATTCAAGGACAGGATGCCGCATCAAAGCAATTTGAAGATCAGATTAAGAAGGTTGCAGATTTGAATATGAGTTTGCCCGCTCTTACAGAGAGGTATGAGGAGTTACGCAGAGAAGCTGGGTTGGGTAAAGATGTGCAAAGCGAACTGAATGAAGTTATTGGCAAGCTTAATGATGCTGTTCCGAGTGCTGCTATAGAATTTGATAAATATGGCAATGTTCTTGCAATAAGCACAGCTAAAGTTCGTGAGTTTATAGCAGCTGAAACTGCTAAATTGGAGGTAATGAACAGAAGTGCCATTGCTGAAGAAACTAAGAACCTTGAGAAATATAGAGAAGAACTTGACAAGATTACGAAATCAAGGCAAAAAGGAACAAAAGCAGTTGCAATTCAACAGGGGTTTGGCAATACTACCTATATGGAAGTGGCGTTGTCTGATGATGAGCTGAAAGCTCTTGAGAGTAGATCTGCTGAATTGAGAAAACTGGTTCTTGGCACTGAAACATATATTGCTGAGCTATCCGGCAAAACGGTTGCTGAAAGGGTTAAGCAGAGAGAAGATGAATTGAAGCATGAAACTGAGTTTAATAAGATGAGTGAGGCTCAGCTAAAGGAGTGGATTGCAAATAATCAGGAGAGCGCAAATCAATACCTGGCAATAGCTCAGAAGGTATATAACTACAGATTTGCGAACGTAGATCCAGATGGTGAGTATAAGAAAACTACAACAAAGAAAACAGATCCATTCAAAGAGGAGCTTGACCTGCTTAAAAAGGCTCAGGATAGGGAAATTCTTGCTCTGAAACAAAGTTTGCTTGAAAAGGATATAACTGAAGATGAATTCAGAAAGCTTACATTTCAAAAGGAGATTGAGCATATCAACGAAATGAAGCTGGTTTATGAAAAGTACAAACAGGATACCGTTGACCTGGAAATTCAATATACCGATAAGCTCATTTCAGAATCGAACAGAAGGTATACTTTTCTTGAAAAGCTACAGAAAGAGCATCTTGATAATCTGAAAAACAGACCCAGGGAAGAGGCCAAGAAAGAAGATGATGATGATTGGGTTGCTGAAAGTTATAAAGATAAGAAGGCTATTATAGATGTTCAGCTTCAGAATCAAATGATTACTGAAAAAGAGCATCAAGAAGCTCTATTTAAGCTAAGGAAAGAATACCTGGACAAATACCTGGAAGCAACTTTTGATACTACTGAAGCAATCGCGAATATTTCAAGTGATCTATCTGGAACAATATCAAACTTTCAGCGATCTGAGGAATTGGCAGTTGAAAGGAAGTACAATAAAATGATTGAGGCTGCAGGAAAAAACTCACGTCAGGCTGCTAAACTGGAAGAGGAAAAAGAAAAGAAGTTGAATGAGATTCGTGCAAAATATGCCGATAAGCAATTTATTACAACAGTTGCAGCTGTGATTGCTTCAACTGCTCAAGCTGCCATTGATGCTTATGCCAATGCTCTAAAAATACCTGTTGCAGGGCTTGTTTTAGCTCCCATTGCAGCTGCAGCTGCTGTGGCGTTTGGTGCCAGCCAGATTGCAGTTGCCAAACAACAGCGTGATGCTGCTAAGGCGGGTTATAAGTCGGGTGGTTATACTGGTATCGGAAGGGATGATGAAGAAGCCGGTGTTGTACACAGAAATGAGTTTGTTAATACGGCTGATGCTGTTAGAAACCCACACGTGAAGCGTTTTCTGGATGTATTTAATGTGGCACAAAAGGATGGCACCATCAGGATGCTTAATACCAGCCAGATTTTAGAACGTGCCAGGCTTGATGCTGTTGCACCGGTGAGACAGACGGTTTACTCTGCTCCTACTCCAACAGACGATTTGGGGCATATAGAGACTTTGAACCGACTAAGCGACACAGTAGACCGATTGACTGAAAAACTAGAAATTCCTATTCCTGCATATACTGTGATTCATGGTCCATCCGGTTCAAAAAAACGCAACGAAATGTATGATAGGATTATGAAAAATGCACGCTTGGGCTAGTTCCTAATTTGTCCTTTTTTCCACTTGTTCCATTCCTTAGATTTGTAAGCAAAACAAATTGAAGGAATGGAAAACTTTATTGAACCAACGACAAAAATTACTGAAAATGCGCTAACTACTGCCGAAAGCATTGGTAATTATGGCGCACTGGTGGTAATTACCGCATTTGCTATTATTCTTTGTACAGTGATGATCATTTATTTCTTTGTGAGCCATAGGCGTATGACTCTGAATATGGAAGAGCAAAACAAACGAAATAATGAGGCATTGAGCGTAACTTTAAAGGAGTTGAAAGACTATCTTGCTCCTGTATCTGAAAACGCTCGACTTTCAACCTTAACTGCAATCTATGCCATTGCTGAGAACAACTTCAAACTCAGCACTGAAAACGTTATCAAAATCATTGAGCAGATTCAGACAGAGAACAATATAAGTAATGAAAAAGCCACTCGTGCAAAGTTATTCAGGTTCATCAATAACATACACAATGAAAGGATTCTCTATTTCAAGAATTTCTCTTATAAAGGTCACACAGTTGACTATTATATGGATAGGAAATGGATTGATCAAATGATAGAGGTTGCATTCCCGGAGATCTACGATAAGAGTAAAGCACGTACGCGAACGAATATCAAACAGGCCTATGACAGCATATTTATTGAATTTAAACAAAATCTATTGACGAAATGACGAAAAGTAAGTATTTCTCTGAAAAAGAATTTGAATTGTGTACACCATCCTGCTCACTTCAGGATATGCAGCAGTCAACTATGAGTAAATTTGACACAGCCAGAGAGATAGCAGGCATTCCATTTGTCATAAATAGTGCTTACCGATCAAGTGAGTGGGATAAAAACAAAGGAAGATCCGGTACTGGAGCTCACACGCTTGGCCGAGCAATGGATATAAGGTGTAATACCGATAGGAATAGATTTCTAGTTGTGAGTTCACTTATAAAAGCAGGATTCAAACGTATAGGGATTTATAAAACTTTCATTCATGCAGATGATAGTCCTAATCACACTCAGGAGATTGTTTGGAGAGGCTAATATTAAATATATATGAAGCATGATTTTATACATATTATTATTGTTGCTCTTCTTGTTGGTTTTGGTTTTAACAGCTGTAGAGCGAAAAAGGACTTTGAAAGAAATACGCAAATTTCAGAACGAGTTGAGCGAATTGAACGATCTGTCGATTCAGCTCGAAATTCTGAAAACGAATATTCGAAAACAGAGCGAATTGGACTTACAGAAGATAACTTCTACATCAGAACTACTGAATACGACACAGAAGGTAGAATACGAAGCATATCAGAAACGTGGAGGGACAGACGACATTCCGACATGGCTAATGAAGAGCGATCTAAAGAATCTGTTTCCCTGAGTGGATCTGAAAAGGAAATTGTCGAATCTGATACAAGCTCAGTAATAATTAATGAAAAAACGAAAACAACAAATGATTCACGACCTGTGCAAGGGGTTGAATGGATATGGGTGATCCTTTCTATTGCGTTGATTGCCGCAGTGGTTTTATACATAATCTATAATAAAGTGAGATAATGGAAGAGTTTACGAAAACTGATTTTTACTACATAATACTGATTGTCATATTATTGATATCAGAGTTTAGAGAATATATTCCTAACCCATCTAAGTGGTTTAAAAAGAAATGAGCAAATATCTCGAAATACCAACAATGTGGGAGGAACTGACAGCTGATCAGTTTGCTTATCTTCTTAAACTGGTGCATGAGGCAAAACCGGATGAGATCACTATTGGCGATCTTCTGCTAAAGTATGCCGATTATCTTCTTGGTGAAAGGAAAATTGTTGCTATTAATAAACGTGCTCAGTATTATAAGTTGGTACAGGATGTTGCAGAAACGCTTACATGGATATTTGCAGAAGACAGTGATGGTAATTACCTGATTAATTTTGATACTACACAGAATTTACTTCCTGAAATAAAAGGTTTTGTTGGGCCACAGTCACATGGTAGTGATTTGGTTTTTGGTGAGTATCGCACTGCAGTGGACATGATGAATAGATTCACAAATGAGCGAAATCCTTTCTTCCTGGATGCACTTTGTGGCATATTATATAGAAAGCCACTGAAAAAATCAATAGGCTTGAGGATTGAAGCAAAGATGCGATCGAAGTATAATAAGCATCACGTATCGCATTATGCAAGAGGATTTGAGAAAGTTCCGGAACATCTTAAATGGGGGGTGTATTTGTGGTTCGCTTATTTCAACCGGTACTTGATTGAAGGTGGTGAATTCATAATTGAGGGTAATACCCTGGCGTTTGATTCGCTGTTCGATCACAATGTAAATGATAATGCAGATCAAATGAATATCGGTTTAATGAGCATTGTATTCACATTGGCAGATACCGGTACGTTTGGAAATGCTGAACAGACTGATGAAACACTGTTATTTCAGATATTAATGAAGCTTTTGAGTGATAAACAATTAGCCGATAAATTGAAAAAGAATGATAGGAATTAAGCAATTAAGAACTTTGTTTCAGGAGGTTGCAGCTGAAGTGAATGCTGAGCTGGATGATAATATGCTTTCATTTAAGGTGAAGAAAATTATTGTCTCTCCTACCGAAAGCCATCTGGTGAAGAAGCTGAAAGATCAGGCTGGAGTTGTGCTTGCATTCCGAATGCCAAGTGCTGATAGTGCTATTATCGATGCTGATAATTATGCTGAGCTTAACAAGCTTCTATTTTACATTATTGAAAAAGTTGATCCGGGTACTCACAGTGATGAGCAGGAGCTGGATCATTATAATATGCTGCAAAAGTTAACATCGGCTTTCAAGCTGAAATTGATGGATAGGCTGATGGGCAATGATTTTTGCAGTACCGACAATGAGTTGGCCAAGGGTTTTCATACTGAGTTTGAATACCAGGAGTTTGGAGGTTTCAATGGGCTAAGTGTGAGTTTTGATGTGAAGGACTTTTACTTATAGGTATGACTGAATTATTTGTAAATAATGAACAGGTTGTTTTACCGGAGAACTTCAGTACTGATATAATTGAAGGCAATCCTTTTATCAATCCAATTGGTGAAACATCGCTTGATATTACTGTTTCACTTCTTGAGCCTGGCAATGCACATATTTTCGGTTACCTGCAGCGTACGAATTCAAACAAAGATGTGGCTGAGTCACTTCCATGCACACTAATTGTAAACACTAAGGAATATCATGGATTTTGCATAATTCTTGAATTCAGTGATGAAGATGTGAGCATTCAGCTTGTGTTTAAAAATTCTATTTTTGCTTATGCCATTGACGATGATCTGATGTTGCGAGATCTTGACCTGGGAACTGCAACAATACCTTCAAACATTCCTGCTCATTTTGATTTAACTTATCCTGATACCGATTTCCAACTGTTGATGCTGTATGATCCGGATATCACTTACAGTGAGTTTGGTGGTGGCAATCAAATGGTTAATGGTGACTTACTGAATCGACTTACATATGTATATAATACAACAACTCAAAGGTATGAACTAACTTATGGGCATGATGGAAATCCTGTGAAAATATATGGCATATTTGCGTTGGGCGATATCGGGGTCAGGAAACAGCTATATTCTATTCAACCCTATCTTGTTGCAATTATAAGACGTGTAATTGAAGCTCTTGGCTTTGAAATAGGTGAGAATGAGATACTAGACACAGTCTATAAGTATGCAATTATAGTTAACAACTCTACTTCTTTGAAATATGCCGATACTCTTCCTGATTGGACTGTGAAGAAATTCATTGAGCAGGTACAGATCTGGCAGAACTGCAGGTTCATTTACAATCCTTTCACAGCAGTGGTTGATATAAGGTATAATCATCTTAGCAATGAGAATGCAGAGCTGGTCGAACTGGCTATTCTGGATGATTTCACAGGTGTATCAGAAGAGGTTGAGCCGGTGATGAACAGACAGCGCAATATAGAGTATAATCTTCCCAATACTGACATCTATAAGTTTACTGATCTGGGTGATCTCTCAAGTAAGTTTCAGAATATTGAAACTAGTGCGTCTTCATTGGCACTTTTGATTAACCATATGAAGACTGTGAAAAATCCACACTGGATTTATCTGTATGAAGATGCTAAGCTTATACTTCGCGAAGGTGATATACCGGCTTTTGTAGATGAATACAGGATGTTAAAGAATAATCCTGATAAAAAGGATGCTGATGAAACGCTTGATATCGTACCATCTGAAATGGCTTTAGTGAAATTTTACATTCGTGGTCGAATGGAAACTTCAACTACAAGTTACATTTATCTTATGGTACCGGTAGTTCGCAACTCCCAGATCATGGATATGAATTTCGATGATGAAGACTCTTTTATTTCTGTTGAAGATGCTATTAACGATTCATCACTTGTATCAGAAGATATTGATACTAAGGATGTGATGCAAATTGTGCTGTATCGAGGATATAAGCAGTACACAGTTCGCGGAACTAATGTGTTTTTTGATGGTATGCCAGAGTCATACACAAGGCATGTTTCGGATATTTACCCAGATGGGGGGTTTCATACTATAGGCCCACCAGATCCAAGAATACAAAATCCATTATCACTTCAGTATCTGAATGAAAACATATATAGCAAAGAATCTGAAATTGACGCAACAAAACTATACCGGTTCCGCTTCTTCACTCCTATCCAGGATCTTGATATTACAGATACATTCGTGATAAATGGTGAGCATTACCGTGCCTTCCAGTTCAATAAAAAGATCAACATCGATGGTATGGAAGAGGTGATTGAAGGTGAGTTTTTTAAATTGAAATAGATAAATTAAGACAAACATAAATATTCAAAAACGAAATAAAGATATAAAATCATGGCAATAGAACTTGAAAAAATAAAACCTTGGGACGGACAATCAGGCACCGGTGCTGATAACAGGGGTGTGATAGATAGGAATTTTGAGAAGGTGAAAACGGAATTGGAAGCTATTGACACAAAGTTTTCTGATGTTGAAGATGAGATAGTTCAATTAGCGGGCGAAGTATCTCAATTAAAAGATGAGAAGGTTAGTAGAGACGAAATGGGTATTAACTTAATAGAATCAGGATATAATATATTGCAAAACTTAGAGAATAGTGACATTGAAAATAGCGATATTTGGGGAATTGGCTATTTCCATGAAAATGGAAGCATTGTAAATAGTTCTGGTTGGAGATATTCAAAAGATTTTATAAGGGCATTTCCAGGGATTTATAATTGCATAATCGGTATATCTGGAAACGCATGTATTATTGCTTATGATGCTGAATTTAATTTTATATCAGCTATAAAAAATCCTAATACAACACCCCCTATTTCGTCTGCATTCGATATTTCTTTACCAGAGAATACCAAATATATAAAGATATCAGTAAACTCTGCATATCCCAATCCTACCTCTCCATTGTATGCAAAAACAACAGAGGAAAATATTGATACAACAAATAGTGTTTTTGAAACACCTAGCGGTGCTAACCAAAAAATAGCTGAATCTAAAACTACTATTATAAATGAAGTAGACGAGAAGTTTTCTAAGATTGGAATAGATGATATACCTACAGGATATAATATATTACAAAACCTAGAGAATAGCGACATTGAAAATAGTGATATTTGGGGAATTGGCTATTTCCATGAAAATGGAAGCATTGTAAATAGTTCTGGTTGGAGATATTCAAAAGATTTTATCAAAGCGTTCCCTGGCTTGTATAATTGTGCGATATGGTTAGGTGGAAACGCATGTATCATTGCTTATGATGCTGATTTCAATTTTATAGCATCGATAGCAAATCCAAATACAGAGCCCCCGATATCTTACACATTTAATATTTCGCTGCCAGAAAATACCGCATATATACGTGTATCTACTACAATATCAGTAGAAAATCCCACCTTTCCATTGTCTGCAAAAACAACAGAGGAAAATATTGATATAACGAACGATGTTTTTGAGACTCCCAGCGGTGTTAACCAAAAAATAGCTGAATCTAAAACTACTATTATAAATGAAGTAAACGAGAAGTTTTCTAAGTTTGGACTGGATGTTATACCTATAGGAACAAACTTTGTAGAAGAATTAACAAACAGTGATTTAACGGATACTGAAATATGGGCTACGGGTTTTTTAAGGGGTGACGGGACTATTAATACTAGTGAAAATTGGCTTCACACCGTTAAATATTATTCAATACCAGCTGGGGGGTCATATAGGTTAGTGGCTAGAATTTCAGGAAATGCAAGTGTTTTAATATATGATGAAAACAAATTTGTAATTAGTGTTATTACTAACCCGTCAGGGATTGTTCTAGATACACAATTAAATTTGCCTGAAAACGCAAGATATATAAGGGAGTCATATCAAGGAAATCAGGAGGGTTTGTTGTCATTGCTATTGACTAACAATGAAGAGATTTATGTAAATAATCTATCAACAGAGGATATATCAACAGAGGTTATACCTGCAGGAACAAACTTTGTAGAAGAATTAACAAATAGTAATTTAGCGGATACTGAAATATGGGCTCCTGGTTTTTTAACGTATTACGGGAGTATTGCTGTTATTGGAGATTGGTTTCACTCCGTTAAATACTATCCTATACCTTCGGGGGGTTCTTATCGAATTTTAGCTAGAGTAAGTGGTAATGCTAAAGTTTTAATATATGACGTGAATAAGTTCGTAATACAGGTTATAGGTGATGATATCGTAGGTGGAGCTTTAGACGTGGATGTAGTTTTACACGAAAACGCTCGTTTCATTAGGGAATCTTACCAAGGTTCGCAAGAGGGGGTTGCAGGGCTAAAACTTATTAATAATACGGATATTTTAGTTAATAATCAAAGTATAGAGTTAACAAACGCTATAGGCATAAACAACACCAGCACCGCAGTAAGCGGTTATGCGGTAGCTAATAATATTATAACTACTTATAAACTTCAAAACCCCGCTAAGCCTAGAATACCTATAGTATCATTTATTTCTGATGATGGTAGATGGGGTAACGATGAATGGTATATTCCAATATTAGATAGTAAAAATGTTAAGTCATCATTTGCTGTTGTTACGGGTTGGTTTGATAACGGTGACGCATTTAGTAGGCAAAGGGTTAAAGAATTATACGATTTAGGTCATGATATAGCAGGTCACACAAATCAGCATAGAAGTATGATTAACCTGGTAAACAATTATGGTATTGAAGAATTAGACAATGATTTAATGTTATGTAAAACATCTCTAATGTCATTAGGAATAGATTCTCCTATGTTTATTGCGCCTTTTGGGGAGAGAAGTACCGAAACAGATAGGATTGTCAGAAGGTATTTTGAAACTGATTTTATAACGTCAATATGGGGTACTTCTGTAGAGGATGGGACAGCGATAAATTTACCACCATTAGATAGGTATTTGATAAATAGGGTCTCTTTTGACTCTTATCCAAATATGGACTTGAGGATTGAATATTTAAAAGATGCCGTTGATGCATGCGTAAATACTAATGGTTGGTTGATATTTGCCATCCATCCACATTATCCAGAATACAGCGAAACACATAACCCGTCTGGGTATCAACAAAGAAGAAATGAATTGATTGAGTTGATAGATTATATTCAATCATTGGGCATCCCTATTTTGACAGCTAAAGAGGCATACAATATATGGAAAAACCCCGTTGACGTCGGTAATATTAGATTAGATGAAAAGTATTATTCATTGGGGATGGATGGCACAGAGGCTGGAACATTATTTGGATAAAAATATTAATAACTATATGAAAAGATTACTAGCTCAATTTTGGTACATCGGATAAGACTCAATTAGGTGACGATTTGAACTAAAAATGGCATGATTATAAGAAAACTTATTAGATTTGTAATTAGTTATCAATCTAATTAAATATCATTATGTCATCAGAAAACAACTTTATAGATATACCTTACGAAGAACTTAAACATACAGTTTTAGAAAGTTTGAATAATATGGGGGAAAGTTATGAATTTCATAACATTTGCAATACCGTAGTCCGTAAAGTCAAAAAATCTAATAGCTTTAACATTTCCATAAGCCCATATGATAAAGAGATGATACGTCAAATTATATGGGATTTTATAATTGAACGTGTTTTGACTATTGGAGATTATAATTCCGACACCTGGCCTTGGCTGAGTCTAACTGAATATGGTAAAAAAGTTATTCAGTCTTCACAGCCTGTCCCAAATGATCCAGCAGGTTATTTAGATCGAATAGAAAGGGAAATTCCACAGTTGGACCCAATAATTAAAAAATATTTAAGTGAGAGCATCCGTACTTATAATATTAATCAATTATTGTCTGCAACCATAACTTTAGGCTGTGCTTCAGAAAAATCATTATTAATTTTAATTGATGTTTTTGCGAACTCATTTATTCATGATCATAAAGTTGAACAGTTTAAAAATAAAATTAACAACAAATCGATCAAAATTCAATTTGATGAATTCGATAAATCGATACGTAAGATTCTACCAGCCATGCCTTATGACATACGAGAGAATTACACCAATACACTTACTGGTATTTTTCAGATGATTAGATATAATAGAAATCAAGCAGGCCATCCAACAGGCACCTCAATTGATAAAGATACGCTATTTGCTAATTTACAAGTTTTTATCCCATATTGTAAGTACATCTACAGTTTGATAGACTATTTTTCCATAAACAAGCATGAATGATTACTTATTGATCATGATTACATCAAACTATCAAAACACTTAACCCCCTCCTGTTTACTTTCATCCAACACATGGGCATAGATCATTGTTTCACTCAATGAACTATGCCCTAATATTTCTTTCAGAGCTGTTATATCTTTAGTTTTTGAAAGAAAATAGGTTGTATGAGTTATACTTTTATTTATTTCAAGATCTTCTGCTATATCTTTTAGAAATCTGTTCATGGTTTGATCAGCCGGTAAATGTTGGAAGATCTTACCTTTCTTCCTGACTCCAACCACATTTTTTATTATCATTTTCAATGGTTCTGACAACGGCACAACTATAGGCTCTGGCTTTACATTTCGAGTTTTAACGCGATAATATATAAAGTTATCTTCAGTGAACTGCTCCAAAGTTAAATTCCTGGCATCAGTCACATGGAGTGATGAAAAGCACATGAATAGAAAGAATTCCAGGGTTCGATGATATTTATCTTCAAGAACTCCGGCTTTATATGTATCTACAAATATTTTCAACTCATCTTCTGTTAGATAAGTGAAACTTGGAGTGCCTCGTTTAATTTTAAAATTTGCAAATGGGTTTTCATCCATGTATCCCATTTTATAGGCTGCTAGCACATATTTCTTGAAAATCGTGAGATTCTTATGAACTGTATTATCACAGTTTTTAAGATCCTTTTTTAGGTATATAAAATACCTGTTGAGCCAGTCTTCAGTTATGTCATCAAAATGTAGGCTAGGTTGATATTCTTCAACTTTCTTCAATACTGTTTTATGGGTGTAGTTTGTAGTAACCTCATTCCCGAAATTGATATTCTTTTTGTTTGCTTTGATAAATTCCCAGAATGTTGAATAATCAGATGGCTTATTATATGCTCTTATAAAAGAGTCACGTGTGAGTGTTTTATTTCGCAGTCTGAATTTTACAAATACATCGTTTATCCTGGCACGTGTGTTTTCAATGATACGATTTTTATCAATATACTCCGGATCCGTACCTTTTACAATCATTTTTTTCTTATCCCAGTTCTTTTTTTCACATCTAACCTTTGAAGAAAAGTGTACACGCTCGCTTTTAACATAAAAGCTAAACCAAACAATCCCTTCTGAGGATGACTTGTATTCGCGTAAGTAAATGTTCAATTTTACCATTGCGACGGTATATTTTCGAGACAAATTTCACTACCGGTAGGTAAGCGGTTTGTGTCATTATGGCAATGTGTGTTTTTTCGAGATAAGGGTAAATCTTTGCAGATGTCGTTTTCAACGAATTCGGTTATTGCCAATTTGGCCGAACCAAAGATCTTAGAGGTACCTGGCGTACCTAAATTAACCTTATCTCTCAACATGTTACGTCGTATCGGTATGATATCGGTATGATATTGCATGCTTTTTCCTTAATTAAATATCATATTCTGCACTAACATTTTCAAGATTATTTTTTTTGGAGTTGGACAATCTACATATCTCTTTCTTAAGATCATTATTCTCGATTGCCAACTCTTCAATTCGCTTTAACAGCCATTCTGGGGAAAAACCTGAAGTACAATTTTCAGTAGATATATCCTTCCGATATTTTGGTTCATTTCCTAAGAGTAACCAATCAGGATTTATCCAAACAAATGTTTGAAGTATTGTAATCACAACATCGACATTCGGTTTACTTCGCTTCAATTTTGACATATTCCTAACAGCCTGGCCAGATATCCCTATCATTTCACCAAACTTTTCTGCGCTACCATTTGCCTCAGTTTCAACTAAATACTGTATTCTGTCTGAAATATCACTCATTTTAACACAAATTACTCAAAGATTTCTTTGGATAATTCAAAGTTTTCTTTCATCTTTGCAACTGTACGTTTTAAACGGTACAAATGTACGGAATAAACGAACAGTTGTAAATAGCAAATATAGACTATTTTTTTAAATGACATGACTAAAAGAACACAAAACAAACACAGTTTCAAAAAAGGTTACGGAATGATCCCATACCGGGATATTCGTAAAGCAAGAGAGGATCTTAAAGGTGTTTTGGGAATTTCATCAAGATCTCAGTGGTATCAACGGCTTTCAGGAAAGATTATTCCGAATATAGAGGAGAAGGAAGCTATTGAACAGGTATTTTCAAAGTATAAGGTGAAAAAATCTGATGTGTGGGGGGAATGAATGCAGATGCTAAACTTACAAGAAGAGAAGCACAAGTAGCCAAGCTGATTGCTTGGGGTGCTTGCAAGAAAACAGTAGCTAAAAGGCTGTTTATTTCGATACATACAGTTGAGAATCATGTACGCAACATATTCGAGAAAACTGAATGTCGGAGTGTTAATGAATTTTCTGCCTGGTATTTCTGTAAGAATTATGGCATCAGTATGGAACTATCACCATTGCGCAATTTGATGGCAATTTTTTTACTCTTAATTTATTTATCAGGAGATATTTCAAACAGCTTTGATCAATTTACGAGAATTCGCTCAAACAGAAATACAACAATTGTTGTACGAAATCGAAGGATGCGAAGAGACGATCTTAATTATAATTATAACTATAAAATATCATGATTGAGAAGTTATTCAACAAATTATTCACCGATGAAGAGCGTATAATAATAAGATCTAAATGTCGTGCAGAGCCATGGAATACAATTAGACAGGCTTGGATGCTATATGCTTACATGTGTGACTATAGTATTCGTGATATTGGTTGGTGTACAAATCGAAATAAAAGACAAACTCGCTACCTTATTGACAGGGCAGAGCAATTATATAGCGTAAATGATAGAGAATTACACATTTTTATAGAAAAGTATGAAAGAGAAATGGCAGATGCTTGTGGAGTCGGTTCAAAAGTTGATTGATGATGATGCAGTGGTAATAAATGGACTTAGAAATGGTCCAGATGTAGGCAAAATTAGAAAGACATTTCAGAACAACGTGAAAATCTTGAACAAACAGATGACTGAATTCAGTGTATTTGTTCCTGATCCTGAGCGCGACGAAATAAAAATGCCTTTTGACAGTGTTGAATTTAAGGAAGCCTGGGATGACTATAAAGAGTTTCTTCTTGATGTATTCGGCATTGTATTAGTACCAGTTGAAGAGCGCAGGAGACTTAAAAAACTATATAAAATATCAGGCAAAGATGAAGCAACAGCACTTGAATTTATAGACTTCTACATAACAAGTCGCTACAAATCAATTTTTGTACCCAAAGACTTTCAGATGAATAATGATGAGCCGGGCGATGAAGTACCGGTAAAAGATGAAACATTCACATTAAAACGTAATACCATATGATAGATTTATACACTTTAACAGAATTGGAGAAAAGCACATATGTGTTTTTAAAAACTAAAGATAGCTTTACCACTATCTCTAAAAGGCCCGTGAGGAATAAATACCAGGTATTTACAACAAAGAAGATTACCTCACAGATGGCCGATGATATAAACAGACTTTACGGAGCGAATCTTGAAGTAACCAGGATCAACTTTGACCAGGGCTTTTTAATAATACGACTTAAAGAGAATTCAACTTATAACAATATAGTTAAAGCAGTAAAAACAGTGCTTTATGGACAAAGTTAAATTCAAAATTAAACGCAATTACAATTAACAACATACGATTATGAGTGATTTGAAACAACAAATATTAAACAAATACCCAAGCTGGACTGCATTTCTTCAGGATCAGGCTCCTGAGCAGTTAATTGTTAATTACGACTTCGTGAACAACTTTAATGACGTTCACAGTACTTCTGACATAACACTTAAATTCCTGACAGAATTATACAAGCTGAAGAAATCTTATGCCGGGTACGAATACCTTGAGAGATGGTTGAATTTCCTCAATGATTTTCTGAACATTAGCAAAGGGCTTCAGCCAGGAATGATCAAACAACTCTCTTATATACTTTACGCAAAATATAGTCACTTCAGACTATCAGATATGAAACTTCTTTTCAATTATATTCTTGACAGCAGGTATGGCACCTTCTATGGAAGCATAGACACTCAGAGAATTGCATCAAGTTTTTATGAGTACAATCTAGAACGAAAAGACGCATTCCTGAAGATAGAGGCAAAAATTGCTGAGCAGGAGAAGAAAGAAGAAAGAGACAGACCAGCTGGACTTCCTGATTTTTCAAAGTATCCCAATCTGGCAAGATATTTCAAAAAAAATAATTCAGACTTGGTTGAAGATTTGGCTAAATCGAAAACAGTATGATACTATTTGCAAAGCAATTCACTTAACGAGCTACGGCTATGAGCAGTAGCGGAATACGAAGAAATTAATTATCAAAATACAAATACTTATGATACGAGAACAGAATATTAAAATTAGCAGCAACACCGCTATTGCTTATGAGCCGTTGTTAGCTGCTGGGCTTTCTGAAATACCTGTATATGGTTCAGAAGCGAAGTGGGTGCAAAATGAGAATTACCCGAACAATTATACTTTAGAAAAGAAAGATTTGATACTTGGTAAAAGCTGGCTACACGACAAAACCAAAATTCGCATTTTTGGATGGACTGAAGAAGTAGCCTATGGCGATAGAAAAGGAATGATTGAGGCAACTATTCCAGCGATACCCGAAGATGAAAATGATAGTGATTGTGAGATAATAGGCTACTTTGATTCAGTTGCAAGTGCGATGGCAAACATCATTGAAAGAAACCACCCTGATTATGGGATATGGATTTAGCCTTGCAGCTAACTACTTTTTCATGCAACAGCCTAAGCTGTGAAGCCCCAGGCTGTTTTTACAATTAACTTAAAATAATTCATATGAACACTCAATTATCATTTTTGGAACCAGTTAAAACTCGCAGAACATACGTAAGAGACAGAAGTGGCCGATTCGCTACTAAGCAACAAAAGGAAATAGACGAGGCCCAACGAAGCGCAACACATTACAAACGCCTGTACGAAGCCGAAAGACGCAAACTAATGCCAGTGCTCAGACGGTTGATAAGGATTGAAAGGGAATTATATAACTTTAAAAATAGAGTAATATGAGTAAAAAAGTAACCTTAGTTGATTCCGGGCAGGATTTTCAGGAATTTATTTGTGACGATGCCGGTAAGATCATCAAAGTACTTCCTGATACAGAAAATTCGGTTTGGTTAGGATCTTATCTCCCGGCAAATGATATTCAGTTAATGCAAGAAGGCAAATATTGCGCAATCAGAAGATCTGATTCAAGCAGCTACGGATATTTGAGACATAAAATTGAAAAAATAGAAGAAATATGAAATTACGAATTAAAGCTTGGATCAAACTATTCAGAAAAAGACATTTTTTCATGTACATAAGTCAAGAGTTTGGAGAAATATAAAGTAAATAAGTAAATAGAGAATATTTAAAATTAGTTAAACTCAAAATAAATCAATAACATGCTAAAGAAAAAAGAGGGATTTACCAATCGATTTGAAGAAAATGCGCTCCGGGAGAGCGCGTTAATTATTTCAGAAGAAACAAAAAATATGTACAGTCACTATGTACCTCACAGGATCGACACAAACACAATAATATTAATCAACCCTGAAAAAGACAAAGAAGAGCAAGTTAAAAATTACTTAGAGAAATTAAATAGCAATAGATATAGATATTAAACGAAATGAGTACAATCAAATTACCAGATATACAGCCTGCGAGTCTGCAGTTTGTAGATGATAGAATCCAGGACATAGTAGATACAATTAACGAAGCATTTATCGTGAGAACATCTTGTATAGATCCAAGCAAGTTCAGCATCGAGAGCAAAGATAAAACACGCTATCGCTATACACCCACCATGGACACTTTGTATCTGTACTTGAAGGGCATTGGAAAATCAATTTCGCGTACAGATCTTCGCATCTTACTGAGAGATCAGAACTATTTTGATCAGGAAAACCCAGCTGTAAATTATCTAGATAGTATCCGAGGTACATTTTTAGGGATAAGCCACATAGATAAACTTTGTGAGCATATTACACCTAGAGTATTTGAAAAGGAACCTGATTACTATCATGAGCGCATGAACTATCTTATCAAGAAGTGGATGGTAGCATCGGTTGCTCAATGGATAGATGGAATTCCAAACTCTGTAGCCCTTGGATTTATATCAATGGAAGAATATATCGGAAAAACATTTTTAACGCGATTCTTCCTACCTGAGGAGCTTGAAACATACTATGTACAACCAGAGAATGATAGTCGTTTTTCATTATCTGATGTATTCACTCGCTACCTAATAGTATGCTTTGATGATTTGGTGGGTATAAATAAAGGAACTGCTAGGATAGAAGAGTTTAAAAAATATACCCGGTCGCAAATGATTTTAGTTCAAAGGCGTAATGATGAATTTCCAACAGAACGCCCGCGCGTGGCAGTACCAATGTTCACAGCAAACCGTACAGCTGAAATGGGTGGGTTTCTGACGCAGAATCATGGTACATCTAGGTTTGGTACTATTGAGATTGATAAAATCGATAAGCGATACTCTAAACGCGTCAAAATTGATCAAATGTGGGCAGAAGCACTCATGCTATATGAAAATTCAGAGTTTGATCCTTACTATAGCGATGAATATATTCAAGAGCTACAAGAATACAATCAAAGGTATATGATACAAACTGATGAAGAGAAGTATGTAAAGCTATATATACTACCTCCTAACGATACAGAAACAGAAGATGAAGAGGCTAACTGGTACACTGCAAGTGAGATAGTAAGCATTTTAAGACAAGAGCGTAAGATATTATCGGCAGATCGGATGAAAGTAACTCCTCAAAGCATTGGCAAGGCTCTAAGTTCATTGGGCTTTAAAAAAGAATCGAAGCGTGGGCAAAAAAAAGACTACCCAGAATATAAATATCGTGTTAAGTTTAATTTTTAATTAATATGTGTGTACTATGAAGCGTGTTACGTGTATAATATATATAATATACTTATTATTAATTAGTTATATATATTATTCCTTTTTTTTCGCACGAATATATATTTTGTTCAAAAAAATGTCACTACTTACTACAACATATCTGAAAGCTTTTGCTGTATTGCGTTTGCTTTGTAGTAGGCTATATAAACAAGTTACTACAAAGTTACTACAAGTTGCGCGGCTTTTTCTTGCTAACTTCAACTTAAATGCCTATTTTTCAATATGATATGTATGTTGTAGTATGTAGTAACTTATTTCTGTTTCTGATTTTTTTAAATTTAAATTGAATGCTTATGATAGATAATAGACCATATATTACAATAAACTTAAAACCAATTCTGCACGACTTCATGTTGCACGAATTTAATAGTACTGAAGATGGTGCAATACTGCTCACAGAAAGGCACGACATAGGTCGCTTCATTAACACGATGTGGTCTGTTTCAGACAAGCCGGTAAAAGAAAAAGAGTACTTATACCCGGTAAAAATGATCCTGCCACTGAAGTCAAATAGTGCCTACATTCTAAAATATAATTTCATCCATGTTACTACATGGAAGCATGTGCAGATTATCAACTACATTGAGGCTGAATTTCAAAGGCGAGTGAAAGATTTCTTTTCAATCGGTTATGAAAAAAAATACAAGCAAGTTGACATTATAAATGGATTTCTCCAGGCTTATAATATCAAGAATAATCAATTAAACTTTGATCAGATAAAGAAATTAGACTATAGGAATCGTTATAGATTTAGAGAATCAATAGCAAAATCGATAGAAACATCTATGTATTAAGTACTTAAAAAATATTTCACTGATATGTGAAATAAATCATACAAATCAATTAACAATTTCACTGATATGAAGCGTAGCAACCAAGATTTAAGAAGCAGCATCTGTAAAATACATTACAGCCCTGCAAGTGAATGTTCGGTAATAGATGTGCCCGGTCAAAACTGGGTGCAAGTAATTGCGAGCTGGGAACAGTTAGACTACTTGAGTGCAGAACTTAAAGAAGAAGAGCCAATAAAAGGAGAAATGATTAATCAGGAAATCAATATTCGTATCCTGGGTAAAAGTGCAGAAATTGATAAACAGCTTAACGATATTGTTTCAAAACCTATTATATTGAAATTGGATTATACTAATGGTGAAAATAGGGTTGTAGGTAATACTGAAAATCCTGTTATATTATCACAGGAAAATTCGGGTGTTTTACCAGGAACAAATTTGCGTTCAAAACGCACATCTGCAGAAAAGGCGAAAATATTGCAGTCCTTTTGAGCGCGTCGATTTCATTGTAAAATTGCATAAAAGCTTTTTACAATGAAATCGAATTATTTAATTACTACCTTACTTCGCGGAAAATGGTTTATCGACCACAGACTTGAAATTGAAACCAGCGAAATTATTGATAAGATATTAAATCGTAGTTTTTCTGGCGAAAATTCAATTCTGTCGGATAATAAACCTTTTTCATTTTCAATAATATCTACAAATGGAGCAATACCGGTTGCTGAAGATATACCGGAAGGAATACCATACGACACTACAGCCATTTTCTTAATTGAAGGTGTCATGCTAAAACAAGGCTCATTAAGTCATTACGGCACTACAGAAATAGCAGCTGCAATCCGCAAGGCAGTTGAACATGACAGAATTTCAAGCATAGTTTTAAGAATTGACAGCGGTGGTGGTGCAATAGACTCAATTGCTCCGCTGGTTGATGTTATTCAGCTGGCAAAAGAAAAGAACAAACCTATTGTAGCATCATGCGATCTATGCGCAAGTGCTGCATATTTTGTTTCTACTTATTGCGATGAAATTCATGCCGACAATGATATCAGTGCTGAATTCGGATCTATTGGTGTGATGATGTCATTCCGAGACTATGAGAAATACTATAAAAAAGAGGGTATTACTGAGCATCGGATCTATTCTAATCTGAGTGAGCATAAAAATCAACCATTGGAATTAGCCATACAGGGTAAATATGATATGATCAAAACTGAGATGCTGGATCCGCTTGCGGTGAGATTTCAGAAAGCAGTTACTGAAAATATGCCGCGTTTGAACAAAGAAGTTGAAGGAATTCTATCCGGTAAAACTTTCTATGCAAATGCTGCACTTGAAAATGGTATGATTCACGCAATTGGTGATCTTGACTTCTCTATCAAACGAGTGCGTGAGCTGAGAGATAAGAGGCTTATTAATAAATATACGAACTCCTAAAATTAATTATCTATGTTTAAACAAATCTTAGCAATTGTTTTGTCGAAATTTGGAATGAGCCAACTTCCTGTGAATACAGAAGGTAAAGCATTCTTGACAGACGACATGAAAGCTAAACTAACTGAAGATTTTGGCGACAAATTTGTCTCCAAGTTTGAATCTCAATTAGCTGAAGCTTTAAAAGAAGGGCTTGAAATAGACGCCCAATCAGAAGACATGATCGCGCTGAGAACTCAGCTCGACAAAATGAAAAGGGATCTTGATGCCGCTTTGAGCGACAAAAAAGAAATTGCTGCTATAAAAGCAGATCTTGAGAAGAAAGTAGAATTACTTTCAAAAACAGATGAAGTTGATAAACCTGAAGAAATCCCGGTAGGAAATATGGGTGCAAAAAGAGAATTCAAACCTAACATGTCTTATGCTCACAATAAATATGTTGATGCATATTTCAGAGGTGACGTTGGTGCAATGTATTCAACTGACGAAACAATTGACACATCCGAGCTTCAAACAGAGTTTGGAAAGTATGTGGCTGGTGGAAAAGTGGACATCATGAGATCGCTCATGGGTGATCTTACAGACACCAAGTTCATGACCACAATAGTAACTGACAAAACAGAATGGCGTGCAGCTCAGGCTGACATCGATTCAGTTCTACAGCAGTTTACTCCATACTGGACACCATCCGGCAAAGTGACTTTCACTCCTATCACAATCAAGAATTTCTTTTTGAAAGTGAATCAACCGATCAAACCTGCCGATATTATCGACCAATACCTGGGCTACATGTATGACGAAAATCTGACACCTGATCAGATGCCAATCGTTAAATACATTGTTGACGAACTGATTCTGCCAAAACTTGCTGAAGATCTTCAGACAGCAATGGCGAAAGGTGAGTTTGTTGAATTTGAGGTTGACAAGGATGGAACTCCAGCCGAAGAAGGTCATGTGCTTGCTGCAATGGATGGTTATGTAACTCAGCTCAAGAAGTTGAAAGCAAAAGAAGGTAATAAGGTAACCTGGTTGCTTGATGGTGTTGAACTCACTCGTGAGAACATCCTTGAGAAAGTTGAGAGTATTGTTACTTCAATTGCTCCTAAATATCGCAACAAACGTCTGCCGATCTATTGCGACCCCGACCTGGTGCGCTTGTATAACTTAGCTTATCGTGACAAATTCCCAACTACTAAGAATCAGGATGCTGATGAAAATCGTTTGGATTTCACTAACTTCTACTTCCAACCAATGGAAGGTATGATTGGTACCGGTGCGTTTGTGCTTACTCCTAAGGAAAACTTCAAACACACAATGAGTAAGAATCATAACGAAGTTAAGATCTATCTGCAGGTACAAAACTACGATGTGAAAGTATTCATCGAATTCCGCAAGGGATGTGGATTTGCAATTCAGGAAGCTCTGTTTGCTTACCTGCCTCCAGCAGAAGAAGATCCTGAAGATCCTGAAGGAGGAGAAGGTGGTGGTGTATAGCCATAAGGTCGGGGGATAGCTCCCCCGGCTATATTTCATTTAATGTTGAACAATAAAAAAATAAATAAAATGCCTTATACATTTGTTTCAGTACCCCGTAAGGACGTGAATCAGGGCCGCCCAACTCCAAAGAAAAAATATGTGATGGTTTTTGATTGGGATGATGTGGCCACTTATAAACGTGATCTGAAAAACGTTCGCGTGACTGATTTCGAGTTCAAAGAGGGTAAAAAACCGATTGGCGTATATGCTTCAGCAAGTTCTATCAATCCTTATCAGGAAAGTAGTGGTGAAGCTCGCCAGGCAGGATTCCTGCAACATGTTGATTTCACTCACCCCGGAACAGACGAAGAGTTTGATGCATTCCTGGAGAATAACATCAATCGCGACCTGGGTGCAATTGTGATACCGTGTGATGGTGAAGACGCTCGCATAGCAGGCACACCATGTGTACCTCTTGTAATGACTGCAAGTTCACAGGACAACAATGAAGGGAAAAATCATACCGTACAACTTGTATCGGAAATGATTGGAAGTGTTTTGGGACACATCTCAAAAACTTTGATACCTGAAACTGATGACCCTGATATAAATGCAGCATTAGGATTACCTACTACCGAAGATCCAGGTGTTTAATCTCTCTTTATACTTGCTTGTTTTAAAAGCCGCTCGGTTAGTCGGGCGGTTTTTTTGTCCTTTTGAATATTAATTTGCAATTGCATATTTGTATTGAATTAGTTTTTAACTAAAAAATAAAATTATGTCAACAAAAAAGAGTGTTACAAAGAAAAAAGCGGTTTCAAAACCCGCAGAAATAAACGCGGAAAAGAAAGTTGAAATTCCGGATAATGAAGTGAAAGTACCGGAAGATGAAGAGGTAAACAGTAAGCCAATTGTTCTACTCATTATGGGTAATGACAAATTGCATCGACTTGCAGCTGATAAAATAGTAAAACATTACCAGGGCGAACTTTCTGCAATACCAACAAGCATCAACAATGGAGAATCGTTGGTTGAAAAAATTGTGAATTTCATTTCTACATGGGAAAATGAAGAAATAATTCTCATGGATGGTATCATCCCTGTAAACAATTTCACAAGAGCAGACGTGGAAGCTATTTATGCAAGTATTGCAAATGGAAATTGGAATTATTCTGTGCATGCACCGGTACTGCTTGAACGCAGCAAAATTGTTGAACTTCTTGAAGAGATGCCTGAGATTAGCGATAAGGATTTTGTTCCAGCATACGTTAAGAAATTCCATGCGGACAAACTCCCGGTTATAATGGCCTGGCAAGATGACACATTTACTCTGCCAATTATATCAGAAAAACCAGTTGCTAAAACCCTTGATAAATATGCAAAAACAAAACGCTGGTTCTGGGTGTCTAAAAAAGCATCAGATGAAGTAACCAGATATTTTTCAGGTATATAAATTGAGTGTGCTATGAGAGAAGAAATCCGAAATTGGTTAGATTCCAGCCAGGATCCTTATTCCGGCATAAACTTACTTGAAAAGTTTTGTCCGGATAAAATCTTCATTCGATTGATGAAAATCAATCCGAATAAGAATAGATCCAGAATTGTCAAGAAACTAGCTGAAATAGCCAATTTGGACTTTAGTGAAATAAAACCCAGTGCCAAGAGGTCTGCAAAGAAAGGTAAAAGCTTCAGAGAGGAATTTCCATTTCTTTCATCACCAACATGCCCAATTGAGTTGAAAGCACTCGTTACAGATAAATTTTCTTCTTTCTATGCATACAGAGATTTACACGAAAAACTATTTGACTGCACCACTGCTGAAGAGTGTGCAGATACTGCTGCAAAATTGCTTGATAATTATCACGAAAACAGGATGATTTATGCAGAACTTACTTATTTCAAAAAACACAACTCTCTCCTGGGTAAACATCCTGTTTTCTCCCATTATCGCAAATTAAAAGAGATACAAAGCTTATCTATAAAAGAACTTGTAATAAAGCAAAGGCAACTGCAACACAATATTTGGCGTATTGAGAGCGAGATTAAAAAAGGAGATAAACCACATTTGCTGGAAGAGCGTACACGCAGGCTAGAAGGAAAGAAGATTGAACTTGCAGAAGTGGACAGGTTATTAAATTAAACTATTATGAGTAAGGATATCATTAAACTGGCAACCTGGGATGATAATAATGCTCCGGAATGGATAGAAAAGATCGACTGGGAAGAGTATGAGCAATTTGCTTATGTTGGATACAAACCTGAGCAAATTGCAATGTATTACAACATCGATAAACATGAGTTCATGTTCTACTTCATGATGATAGACAGTAAACTCAAATATCATTACGATCGTGGGCAGCTAGTTGGCCAGGCTAAAGAAGGTGCTGATATGATAAAGAAGTCCGGGAGCAATGCAGTACAAGCACAAAGACTCGATAAACTTCGTTCTGATATAGATTTTGAAAACGCTAAAAATGACATAATTTATGGCGGATTTTAAACGAAGTTACTTTAGTGAATTGCAAGACTTCATTCAGGGGGGCAGTAAAGGTGAATTATCAAAAGAAGCCGAACGCTACCTTGATGTTTTATATTTGCTAATGAACCTCAGGCGTAAATATGGAAAAGAAAACGCTATTGCATTTATTCAAAGACCACCTTTTGAAATAAAATACAGACGCGCCAGGCTAATGTATGATGAAGCTGTGAACCTGTTCTATGCAGATGATGGAATTGAGCGCGAAGCAATGAACAACATGATTGCAGAAGATCTGTTCAAAGCCGCTCAGGTTGCTTTACGAACTGCAAAAAACTCAAAGGATCTGGAAGTATATGGCAAACTAATAATGCAAGCACGTGCAGCTAAAGGATTGGACAAAGAGGAAGCTCCGAAACTACCAGAGGAGTTTTATAAGAAGCCTATTAAGGTGTATTCGCTGGATCCAAGTGTACTTAAGCTTGAAGCTGCAGATCGTGATGCGCTTGCAGCTAAAATTGACAATATGGAGATCTCTGAAGATGAAAAGGTGAGACTGAAAAGAGATGCTCAGGTAGAAGATGTTGACTTTATAGAAATGTTTGATGAGCAGGAAAAGAAAACTAGACACGAAGCGTGAAGATGTTGAAGTGAGATTCAGTAACTGGCTTTCTCAACTTCTTGCTATAATGATGCCCAGGGTGCTGGCACTCATTGCCGGCCGTGGTACATCTAAAACTGTAGATATACTAGTTGAACGAATCCAGGAAGCTGCATTTGAATGTGCCGGTGCACCTTTTGCATTTGTGAGCGATACTTACACCAACCTACATAAAAACGTTATCCCTTCATTACTGGAAGGATTCAGAATAAAAGGATGGGAAGAGGGCATACATTATGTTATAAATAAAGAACCACCTAAAGAGTGGAAGAATAAAATGTACAACAAGGTTTCATCGTGGAAACATACAATGATATTCTTCACTGGCTTTAACTTTACATTTATATCGCTCGACAGGCCCGCAATCGGTGCCGGTAATAGTTATGTGGGAATATTTGGAGATGAAGTGAAATACTTTCCACAGCAGCGTATTTCAAACATTCTCAAAGCCGTGCGTGGCTACAAAGTGAGATTTGGCGATTCTGCATTCTACAGATCTATTACTTTCACTACTGATATGCCTGATCCAAACAATATTGGTGAACACGATTGGCTACTGAACTATGCAGAGCTGAATGATAAGGAGAAGATCCTAAATCTTATTCAAACCGGCTTTGTTCACAACGAAACAAAAAAGGAGTATGCAAATGCCCTGGCAACTAACAATAAACGTGAGATCATGCTTGCTGAACGCAATATGAAGCGATGGGAAAGTCGTTGGATTAAGTGCCGAAAACAAACATCTTTCTTCTGGATTGCAAGCTCTTTTGTTAATGCAGATATATTAAGCCTGGGATGGTTTGATGATGAATTTGGTGTTGGTCTTGAAGGTGTCAGCTCCTCAATTCTTTCCATCATACCAAAACTATCAAGTGTATCAATGTTCTATGCAGGATTGCAGGAGAGACACTTTTATAATGATGGCATCAATTATAATTACATCGACACCCTTGCTTTTGGCGAAGAACCGGATTGTCGCGAACTAAAATATCTGGATACTCGCATGGCCCTTGAGGGTGGTCTTGACGTAGGTAACACACTTTGGTTTCTAGTCTCACAGGTGAAATTCAATAAGCTGAGAGTACTGAAAGAGATGTACACACTCCCACCCAACTATATCCGCGAGCTGGCAGACGAATTTATCCGATACTTCAAACCACACCAACGCAAGCGACTTAAACTATATTACGATAGAGCAGCCAACTCATACAAGAAGATTGGCCAGGATGTGGCCAGTCAAATCAAGCGTGCAATCGAAGTTGACGGCTTCGGCAAAAGAACCGGATGGACTGTACAACTCATGTCTATCGGTCAGGCGAATATCGGAAGCAATGCTGAATATAACTTCATGATGGAGCTAATGAGTGGCAAAAACAAGATGTTACCACAGTTGCTAATAGATAGATCCACATGTCCAAATCTTAAATCTCAATTAGAAAAGACCAAAACCAAAACACGTAACATGCGATCAGGCGGCAACATGATTGTGAAGGATAAGAAGACAGATGGACTGCCGGCACATCGTTTACCAAAGGAATCAACAAACTTCACAGATGCATTCAAATACCTGCTGTGTCGCAAAACATATCTTGCAGCAGTAAATAATAAACGTATAGGTGCATCAACTTCAATTAACACCGGCTAAACATTCATTTATAAACCAAGCCTTCAGTTAAACGCTGAAGGCTTTTC